GACTATTTTCTTTCTTTCCGGTTGCCTTAGTAACATCGACCTCACGACCCCTGGCCGATCTCACGTTTTCAAGATCAGATTCAAGCTGTTTGATTCTCCATTCTTGATTCAGCCTTGCTATAACTTCGGTGTGTTTCAGTTCAAGCTCTTTAAGTTTTATCATGGCTTCCGGATCGGCCTGAATAGCTTGATAAATCTCATCGGGTTTGGCATCATCTTTTAAGCCGAATGCGCCAGCTATAACTTTCAGCAACGCTCCCCCCGCTGCTCCTGCCGGACCGAGAAACGCACCACCGAGCATGGGCGCTATACTTGCGATTTTAGAACCAAATTCTTTTAAGTCCACTTAGTCCCCCTTTATTTAATTTTTCTTAGTCTTTCTTCAAACTTGGCCCTGTTGTTTTTCCACACAAAGAACCATCCGACTGAAGCACAACATGCCCCCGCCACAAATGCTACTATTTGCCCAATTAAATAATTCATCTCTTCACCTTCACTTTTAGGGTTGAATCAAAATACATTTCATCCCCCGGCTGGGGGACCATCTGCCAAAACGTAAGTTTTTTATTCTCCTCTTTCCTTTTAATCAGGGCTTAATCCGAAATTTTGGGGACCGCCTGGAACCCCCTTTTTGAAGTCGAAAGGGACATATACAGATTCCCCCCACACGTTGGCCGCCGCTATTTCAAAATTGTGATTCCCGTTTGCCAGATCCTTCAAATCATAATGGAGCATCACGGTCCCGTCAGGGTTTCCAAAAGCCGGCACAATGACTGCATCCAATCCGTCAATCTGGATACAATAGTGAGATACAGTATCACTTGGTACAGGCGAGCACACAAGAAAAGGACCAGCCAGAGCAGCGGCGCTGCCAATAAGAAAAAACATAATAGTAAGTACAATTTTTTTTCGCACGATTTTCTCCTTTTAGGCATAAGCCCTGTTGAGCCAGCCCTTTAAAAATTCTTCAAATTTTGGCTTCCCGGCTACCAGGCTCCGGTAAAATCCGGCGGCCTCGCATCGAACCCCGATAATTAAACCGTCCCTGTAGGGAATGTTATTGATCGCATTAAACGACACCGGCCCGAGGACCCCATCCTCTACCAAACGCACGTCAAAGGCCCGCATGGCCCGCTGAACCAGCTTTCCGGCCTGCTTTGAACCCATATTAACCGCCAGGTCGAAAACCTTTGTGGCCAGCAGCATATGATTAATTTCGTAATATTTATAACGGTCCCACCATCGGCGCTTATAGAACGCGATTGCATCCTCTATCGTCATGGCCCGGATATCATCACCATCGATGTCGCCGTCCAGGTCGATATCCACGTCCAGGGATCTCAACGTCACGCCGTAATTAGTCGGTCCGGCATGGTCCACCGTGTAACCGCCCTCATGCTTGAGAACCGTCTGGATCGCGATTTCAAATATTTTATCGCCCCTGCCCATTAGAAAAAAAACCGTTCGGTAAAAAATGCAGTAAACCCGCCCACAAAAGACCCGATAATGATCAAGTATGGGGTCCACCTTCTTAGCCATTTTCGGGAATCGGTGAGCGCATCCACCTTCTCATAAAGCCCGGCAAACAGATCCCACAAAATTTCCGCCTGTAATTTTGAGTCGTTTTTTACAAATGCGCTGATAAATGTCTCTTTTGATAGTCCGTCCATATTTAATCCGCTTTGATCTTTTTCATTTGCTTTGTGTTGCCAAGTCTTAATTAACAGACCTGGACACTTCACGAAACGCCGAGGCTGCGCCACCAACTACACAGAATAGTGTTATTAAATCATTTGAATCTCCAGTGAAATTCGCTCCACCCGCTAACAACAATCGAGCACCACTGGTTATAGTAGAATTTGCATCAATCCTAACAATTATCTCTTGTCCAATGCTACCGTTATCAAAGGCTGTAATAGCAGTCGCTCCCGTATTAACACACAAACCATACTCAACTCCCGTAACAGATGGTGTTGTGTCCGCATCAGTGAAGGTTGTTTGCCAAACTGGATTATTGCGGTAATATACAGTGGTGCTTCCAGAGTCAATTAAAGCAGCGGTAACTCCATTTAAAATATTATTCGTTGCAAATATCTCAGTTCCCCCAGAGACATTGAGGCCGTACTTAACATTATTTCCAGATCCACCTAAAACCACAATATTTCCGGATATAACGGTCTCATTACAAGTTTCAGCATAGATCCCATCATATGTATCATTGGTATCAAAACCGGCTTGATGAACCGTATTTCCTTGAACTATTCCTTGATCAACACTTTTAAGATGGATGCCAGTTAAATCAGTCTGATAGAGGTTATTCCCAATAATTGAAATCCTGGTAAAGTCAGTTACACGAATTCCTTGCTGACCCTCACCAAAAATAACATTTCCAATAATATTGGCATTATTGGCATTTTTGGCAATTATAGCTGCCTGGGTAGCATCTGCGGCAACACTGTTACCAGAAAAGTAATTATGTGATATAGTAATATGCTTTACACTGCCACTAGTACCTTCTATTCTCGCCCCAGCCTTTTGATTGCTAATAAAACTGTTTTCTGTAATGATGCAACCATAAACAAAATCGCCAGTATCTGGCTCTATATCAATCCCCATTTGTGGATCAGTACCATTTGCGCTCTTAAATGTGTTTCCTTTAACGGTTACTTGAAAAGCATGAACAATGCTAAGATTATTTCGTCGGGAGTACTCAACATAATTGTTTAGAATTAAAATATCCTCGGCTCGAGTACCAGCAATGTCTCCCAAATATATTCCGTCTCCCCAAGACTTAGAGATATAAACACCTTCAATTTTTACCCTCGAAGATGCGCGAATATCAATACAATGACCCCACTCGCCAGTCTCACCAATATGTTCATATCTCTCACCCTCTACTGCACCGCCTGTTACTATGACGTTACTGACATTATATATTCCAAGAACTGCGGAATTAGTATGGTCATTTCCGATAGCTTTTAATATTGTATTTTGTGACATTTCTATTTTAATGTTCGATGGAACTGTTAATCCATGATCAGTTGGCGAAGCATTTTCAGTTGCTTCTATCATATACGTTCCATCGGAAATGTAGACATGCTCAATACCCGAATCGAAAGCAGCTTGAATTTCTGCTGTCATGTCTGTTGTGCCTGGGGTTGTATTTTCTCCCCACCATTGAGGATAAGCTTTGGGCACAGCGCCAGTTCCAAAACTTACCGTTCCGGTGCTGGTAAAAACCTGAATCGGTCCAGGGTCGGGAAAGGATCCATTGATATTCAAAGCCGCGTCATTCGTAATCGAACCGCCCTGCATGATCAAGGGTCCGTTAGTTGTCAAGGTGCTTCCTGCCTGATCTATCGAGCCGCCTTTTAAAATAATTGTTGCAAGCGTCGCCGGTGTAGTAACATTCGTTGACATTGTGGCGGCCTCATCAACATAAAGCGTAGTCGGAATTGCGCCGATTGCTAACACGGCAGCATCGTAATCTCCGTCGTAAACTCCTATACTAACCAGGATAACGCCTGGATCGATCGTGGCCACACCGGCCAACCAGCTTATGTCTCCATGATCCGCATCGGCCATTTCAGCAACGCCCACCACATCGGCGTTCAGCGAAACCACGTTGCCGCTTACGCTTATATCGCCCCAATCCTGATTGCCGAACGACGCCTTGAAAATCACGTCCTCGACCCCGAATAAATTGGCCAGGGTCACTTTTTTATTCACCGGGGTTCCACCGGGATCGTTAGCAGTTACCACTATATCGTCAGACGTTGGGGCGGTATCTTCGGGAAGCTGCGTGAATTTCTGATTGGCCATTGTCTGTTCGCCAAGCTTCATATAGTCTTCGGGCGACATAATCTTTTTAGGCAGACCGGTCGAAGCGCACCCTACAAACGCCAGACAAATAAAAGTAATTAATATTCGTTTTAACATTTTAACCCCCTCTAAAACGTAACGAAAAAGGGTACGTATTGATAATTGTGATCTAAATAGGTGTCGTCCTGCGGTTCATATACAAGCACCCGTGTTTCGGTAATTATTATAACCATACCGTGAACATCGGCGTTCCCAAATATATCCGCCTTAACTCCCATTGAATAGCCGACAGCCCACCTCCATTCGGGCTTAAACTCCCCGGAATGATAGAGGTCGTATTGATATTTATAGATATTGGCGACAAAGGTGCGGGCATAGTTTTCACATTCAAATATTCCCGGTGTAAAAATAAAATGCCTGACGCTGCAATGCTCTTTTATCTTTAAAAGCCATTCATCTAAATCCAGTGTCCAGTTGGGATTTGTGGGCCAGATATAAACAAGATCGGACCATATCTTTTTCAACCTGTCCTTGATTTGTTCACTTGTGAATATCATAATGGCTGCATCCCCTTTGCCTTGATTTTCAATCCTGCCGTTCTCACCATCGCCGGTTTGGGTATAACTTTTTTCACCGGATCGATTTTAGAACCTATTGGCAAATCTTCCCAATTATCAGGCAGGCCCACCGTCACCTTTACATTCGCCCAGGTCGGTTCCGTGGTTTCGTCAATATCGTAAAGAAGCCGGAAGGCTTCTATAAAATTCAGATTGTGGTTGCCTTCATCCTCAACGATCATCGCATCCCTGATTTTTTTAACCTCAGCACTGGTTGGGTTGATGCAGACGATTTCCTGTGTGGCCGAGTCAAAGCTCAGGAACGGGTGCGGCATCAGCAATGGTTTCCCGCCGTTGCCGAAACAGGGATGATCCGGGTTTTCCCATATGCATGTTATTTCTCCGGTGGCCTTGTCTTTTAATAAAAATATCCAGTGTACTTCACCGGACGCCGTAACATATCTCTGTGTGGCGTATGCGGTGGCAGCTGCAGAGTTTGAGTATAACGTTATGGCGGCGGTTATTCCGGTATCGGTAAATCCTACCGCCCGATCCAGCGCCCAAAACCAGTCATCGATACCCGCTATGTCCTCGTATCCAATTACATGCCGGCCCAGCAATACGCCCGCAACTGCATCGGTGCTGGTATTGTTGATGCGGGTACGATGGGAAAACCCGTACTCGCCGCCGGGCAAAACCGTGATCGTTTCGCCGTTGGCCTGGCTAACACTGCCGGATGCTGTAGCGATTGCATTAGTATTAACCGAGCCGAAGCCATACTTAAGGGTAGTGATGGAACGGTCTGCCAGCACCGCACTTTTCGAATTGATGCCGTCATGATCGTGGCCGTCCGCATTGCCCTTTAAATCGAAAAGAATCACATAGCTGTCGCCGGACCTGACGCCGTCCGAATATAAATTATTGCCCGTACATTCAACGGTCGTGGCGGTGGTATCATGGACAGTGTAGAAATTGCCCCTGGCCAGGCCGGATGTGATTAAAAGGGTTCGGCCATTGTGCTCATCAACATCAAATCCGGCTCCGGTATTGGTCAGAACTCCGGTAGTGTTGTCGGGGGGATCGCACGTGGCCGAACCCGTATCACCCGTACCGAACAGCAGCAAAAATAAAACCTCGATGGCCTTTCTTACTGCGGAATAAGTTGTTTCATTGTCCGGGCTGTTGGCATCGGTTTCGGTCTCGAGGATCATCCTCAATGCACTTATTCCCGTAAATATTACACCACCCATGTCTTAACCCCTTATGGCACAATTAAATGTGCATCATCGTTCGCGGTTCCGAGCGTGTTTGCGCTGTCGGCAATAAACCCGAATTTTTTTTGCACGGCGGTACAGTCGTCATATTCAGCAAACAAGACGATCCAGCCGGCAGACAGATCGAGTCCCGCGTTGTCTATCTGGATCACCCCGGTATATTTATCGACAGCCAATACGGTAACATTGGCAACCTTTTGCCGCATCCCCGCATCACAAATCTGAACCTCCGGATTCGACAGGTTAGCGTATTTTGCCGCATCCTCCGGCGACACGGTAAAATTCTCCCGATCTGTAACGCCCGTAATGGTCATGGTCGGACTGATCACCTGATACGTTCCCTTGGTAAAGCCCGTATCCAAAAGCCCCAGCTTCACAATGCCCTGGCGCCAGTCGATTACACGACTGATAACCTCCATCATCTTTGCAGATATGCCCCGCGTTCCGTTTTCTATATCCGGCAAGTTGGGATGAGAAAATGAAATCACGTCCCCGGCCTCTGCCAGCCAGCGTGAAAACCAGCAATTGGCATTGATCTTGATGGGCGGAGCCGCAAACCGGTCAAAGATTCGGTTCTTTGAACGGATCATCAGGCTGTCAAATGCCGACAGCCCTTTACTTTTAATAACGATTGATTTCTTGCCCGGCCCCCGGTTGTTCAGCGAATCCGAGTCGATATAAAAATCGATGGTTTTATATTCATCATCCACCGGGTCATAGTTATAATGCCATTCGACCTCGTTGACCACCGCCGCCAGGTTCATGTCCCATGTCGGCAGGCCGATAATTACATCCTCATCAATCACGATAACCTCATCGCTTGCGATCAGGGGCGGCTTGAACGGCTTAACGCTGAACCGTCCCTGCCCGTCCACGACCGGGTATAAATTCAAGGGCTTTAAAATCTCCTGTTCGATAAAATCCTTTGCCTTGATTCTCTCGGTAATGGTAAACGACAGGTGTGCCGAAGTTCCCGGATACCAATTATCCCGAACAGCCTCGATTCCCGCGATATTAATATAATCGACACTGATGCCAAGGCCGTTCTCCGCAACATACCAATCATAGGAGCCGTTCAATCCGGTGCCCGTCGATGTCAGCAGCGCCAACAGAAGGTTCAATCCATTTCCCGAAATATTAACGCTGGATTCCTCCGATCCCCGGAAAATCTTTCTCTGCATCCATTTTTGCGGGTCCGTTACGTTAAAAACATACATCAACCCGTCTGCACTCAACTTGATGTCGGTCACCCATCCGACCATGATGTTTAAAAGATCATCCTCGTTCATCCCGGCATACCCGGTCTTGATAGTGGTCTTTCTCCGGTGAAAATAATACGGGTCCGTGGCCAGCAGAGCCGTGATCTCATCGTTTACGTCCAGCAGTTCAAACGTAATACCGCCGATGGTTCCCTTTCCTTCTTCCGGCGTTACCTGCTGGTTAAGCCCGGCAATCGATTTTAAATAACGGTCATACAGCGACGCCCCGCCGGACTCCAACAAGAAGCCCCCGCTGCCGTCCTCGAGCAAAAAAAGATCGCCGTCCTCTTTGATCAACAAGTCGCTTACCGCACCCGATATTTTGTGATTGCTGTATCCCCCGGACTCGCCGTCGAATATCACGAGATACAGCGGCGTCTTAAAATCCAGATCGTGCTTTGCATCAAAATTAGGATTGGTTAACAGCATTTATAAAACCTCGATAAATTTAAAGGTGTGATGATAGCCGTCCCCTTCCCTTGCGGGCAAAAACCGCTTGTCCAGGCTCTTAACTTGCGGCCAGTACTCCAAATGCCGGAACGTGTCGTTCGAACTGTAGGAATATTTTAGATTGTCCTTTGCGGTAATGCTGACCCCGGCGGATATGGATGCGATTTCGACAATTTCAAATTCGTCGTCGTTATCTTCCGCCCGGATAAAGCACACCTCATCCACAGACAACCCGGCCGTTGCGGTCAAGGGAATCACCTTCTCGCCGGCGGCCGCTGAATCATCCAGAGTTGTGTTCACGGTTTTTAACGAATCCAGAGTGAACGACCAAACCCTGCCCTGCCTCGCCCATGACCACCATGCAACCAGATCGTAATAACCCGATTCGGAAAAATACGCATCGAACGACATTTCCTGTATGCCGTGAAAGTTGATGGTTTCGATCTTGCCGGATATGGATCGGTTAGAACTCTTGGCCTGTTCAAAAGCGGGTTCCAGGCCTTCGGGTCCGATCAGGAGATCGATGTTTTTACTGTCGTATGTGATTCGTATGGTCATGAGGTTTCTCTTGCGTAATTGGATTGATTAATAAAAACGTCCCGCTCATCGGCGTTGTTGATTTTTTCAATCAGCTCATCGATGTACTGCTCATCGCCGATAAAGTCCCCATAGATGTTTATATTCAGGGTGCCCCGCTGTTCCTGCTGGTCCGTGAACGCTTCCGACGTTACCGCCGGAACGTCCGCAGGGGTTGTTACTATCGGCGAGGTATATGTTCCCTCTCCGACACTTCCGCCGCCACTGGCGGCCATTTGCCCGATTGCCGTTGCAGCAATCGCAGCGGCATGCCAATATCCGAGAGCTACCATCTTAGCCGCCACGCCGATATTGACGGGATACGGAACTTCCGCGAGGGCCTTTGCGCCGGCGGCATAACCCGAAATAATGGCCATTGCCATATCAAAGGCCTTGGTGGCCATAAATATTGCATCGTTGCTGGCGCCGGCAATGCTCAAGAGCGCGGTCCCCAAACCCAGGGCGATCTGTTGTTTATACGTGGCCTCCTGTCTGGCAATGTCGGTCATCTGCTTTTGAACGGCCTGTTCCAGCTTGATCTGTTTGTTCGATGTTTCAATATACTGGCGCAGCTCCTCCTCTTTCAAAGCAAAGCCCTGATACATGGCATCGGTCTTCATCTGCAATAAGGCGCTTTCGTGCTCGGCTTCCATCTCGATCCGCTGGGCCATTGCCTCGGCAATAACCTCGTTTTCCATGTCCACCATGTCCTGGATCATCTGTTGCCGCTTTTCCAGTTGTTCTTTGGTCATGCCGTGCCACGGCAAACCCTCGCCCTCACCACCGCCGCCGCCAAAGCCGATGTTAGGTGCGGTAATGGGTGCAACATCCGACAGGTTTAACAATTCATCCACAAAACGGTTTGCCTGGTCCGCCGCCTCTCTGAAATGATCCGCAGCACCGGCGGCCCCTTCCTGTAGCCACGTAAACATCTTTGATTGCGGCCCCGGAATCTTTGCCAGCATCCCCCACAATGCTTCCCATGCACCGAAAAACCGACCCATATAATCATTGATTGCCTGGCCGGCCAGGGCGAACACCATAACCAACGATTTCGCAGCCCAAACCAAACCCTGACCGATTGCCACCTTTAAATTACTACTTAAAGCCTCTGCGCTCTGAAATATTTCAGCGGTTGTTCGGGTCTGATTGCCAAGGCGCTGCATCATTTCATCACCTGCCGCCAGGGTAGCATTCAGGAACGCCTGTTTTTTTTCAACGTCCGTAAGCTCCTTTGCGGTCTTGCCAAGCTCCGCGGCGTACCGTTCATTGGCCTCGCCCGTCTTCACGATAATGCCCAGGTTATCCAGAATCATCCGGGACTGACGACCGACGGCCATAGAAATATTATCGAACGCCGTTGTCACTTCCTGGCCGGTCATTTTAGCGGTAGCCCTGGCAATTTCCATGAGCTTTGACACCTTTTCCGGAGCAATGCCCATCATCATAGCGGTACCGGCTTTTTGCACCAGGGTCATAGTGTCAACGGTTTGCCCGGACGCCCGCTTTAAATCCGATATGATCTGATCCGCCGATGCCCCGTAACTTGCGGCCATGTTCCTGAAAGCGGTCATTTCCTGCTCGGCTTTAGCCCCCAGCTTTGCCAGGTCCCAGGCTTTCATCGCTCCATAGATCGCACCGGCAACCTGAATCCATGAATTCCGTATCATCTGGGTGGTTTTCTGATTGATACGGTCCACATCCCGCATGGCACGTTCATACTTGGAAGTTTCACCGACTACTTCTATTTTGGTTTGCGCGGTAGTCATTATCTCCTTCCCTTAAAGCGGGGCGACAATCCGGGCATTTTGCCCAAAATTTCCTGTTGTTTGCGTTTCTTTTCAGCCTCTTTGGCCTGCGCCCGCATCTTGACTCGCTCGGGCGAAAACTCGATGTAATAAACTTCGATGATGCGAAAATAATGAAGAATCTTTTTATCCAGGCGAGACAACCTGCACCATTGTGCGGGAGACAATCGGCTAGCCTTCATGACCGCGATGTCCTGATATAGTGGAGTAGTGCTTTCAGCCTTTCGTTCTTCCTGGCGCTGATCGAGCTTTGTCAGCACATCGTCGGTAAGACCGATCAGGTCCCGGATAAAAAATCCTCTCTATCCTCCGCGAACTGAGTCAGAGCGTTAACGTCTTTAAAAATACGATCGATGTGAAACCCGGTGATCCCGCTGGACTGAAGAACGGCCCGTTTTTCCTCGTAACTTCCGGCCTGGGTGCCGTCCTTTTTCTTGAGGGTCATGTCCAGGGCGAATATGGCCACTTTCCAGGCGAATTCCTGTTGGTGCTTTTCAAGGGCATCGATGTATTTTTCATCGGTATTATCGAACACCAAAGCAATTTTGTCATGGGGCAAACCCAATGCCCGACCCTCTTTAGACCCCTTTTTGATCAGCTCTTTGGTTATCGGGGGCCTGGGCGCCTTTCCCTCGAGGACTCTCTGATATTCCGCAACCCCGGTGCTTTTAATGGGGATCTTTACTTTTTCCGAAACCCCGCTTTTTGTAACTTTGAGGATCGAATAGCCGTGGCTGTCAAACAGCCGATCCCCCTCGATCAGTTCGGAAATAACCCTGATTTCCTCAACATCTTTTTCTTCCGGATGCTCACCCATTTATCCCCCCTTGATCGTTGAATGTAGCTCAAATAAGACCTGTTTGGTTCGACTTATATCTCAACATCGGTCCCGGTCGTAAACGCCTCAATGTCTAGGATGGTGCCATAGCATAGACCGGCCAGGGTCAATGTAATGGCATCCTCCGCCTCCGCAAGCGGGACTTGGTCCGCCGGGAAATACACTTCCGCATATTTCAAACCGAGATCCGCGGCGCCGGTTTCGATCAGATATTCAATGTCGCAAGTACCTTTATTGGCATCCGCGAATACCGGATTGAAGTTGGTTCCATCCCGCTTGGTTTTGCCCTGGGTAGAAACCAGGGTTTGCGAATTGACCTGGGTAGCAAGCGCGTCGTTCATGGCCCGAATCCAGTTTCGAATGTTGACGGTTTGCGCACTGTCTGTAATTCGAATCGTAAACGATACCGCCTGGGGCTCCATCAACTTATCGTCCGGCCCCTTTCGATAATGTGCGTGCGCATCCATCCGGCCCCGGTTTAAAACCAGGATTTCTTCCTGCCTGGATATACCCAGCGGCCCGTTAAAATCACCGGGTTCAAGATCGACCTCCAGGTACAACGGCGTAGTAGCCGTTCCATCATACAGTCTAATTTTCGCATCATATAAAGTTTTTAAAGTCATAACCCCATCCTCCTAATATCGGTTTCCAAAACCGTGAATGTCCTCGATAACACCAAAAATACCGCCGGTGCATGACACGCTGATACCGTCCTCGGCCTCTGCTATGTTCTGTTCCGCCGGCGGAAAATAAACCTCATAATATGCCAGCCCGATAGAAATTCCTCCAGATCGATCGGTATCAAACAAGATTTGCACGTTAACGGTCTTTTTGCTGGTATCGACAAACGCCGGGTTAAGGTTAACACCGTCGTTTTTGGTGTCGCCTTTTGAACTCACACCCACCGCCGTCCACCGGGCAGAATCGGGATCACCACAGACCAGCACGATTTTAAGATCATCTTTGTTGTGGGTATCATCGATCATGCAGGAAAAGCCCAGGGCCAGGGCCTCGTAAATTTTATCGTCCGGTCCTTTCCGGTAATGGGCCAGTGAATCCATTTTCATTCGATTAAGCACCAGGATTTCTTCCTGCCACGGCCTGCCAAACGGCCCGCTAAAATCCATGGCCGCGAACGGCACTTCAAAAAACTGGCCGTCACACGGGCACAACACGTCGGCATCCGGATCGGTGGTGGGCGACGTGGTGGTCATGAGTTTGACATAATACTTGTCCGCATCCAGGGCGGCGTTCACCGTGTTTGCCCCGACCGCCCAATCCGCCGGAATCTTAAACGTGATTTTGCCGTCCTTTGCGAAACAGTCACCGCCCGAAGCGGTACCGTCCAAAACACCGGTCAATACTTCCGTAAAATCCGTGCCGTCAAAATAATATGCCTTTAACATCCCGGACCCGGCGGCATAGTTAGCCCCCTCGCCCTTCAAGTATTCGATCATGGCAAACAGAACGTCCGATCCGATAAAGACCGCACCGGCATTATCGACAATAAAAGCCGAGGCCGCATTGGCATCGTCGGTGTCAACGTCTGTCGTAATGTTCGTCCAGGCAGCCGCACCGTCCCACTTGACGATATCAGGGGTGGCATCGTCCCTGGGTGCCGCACCGTGCAGAATGGCGCTTGAATCATATATTCGTAACACCCCTTCTTTTCCGGTTGGTATCATAACCCTATCCTCGGATTTTCCTTGCTCAAGAATTTCTGAAAGAATCGCTTTTCGATATACCCCGCAAGCCCTGCCTTTACCTTCCGCCAGAATGGCCCGATCATAGGCCGGGCCGGGATCTCCAGATATCGGGTGCTCTTCTTGATCGGACTGCCCATTGCAGCGGCCTTTCTCCGCATGGCGGGAGTAATCCGGATTCTCTTCCCGTATTCATGCATTTTGGCCACCTGCAGGGCTGTAAGCTGCTGCCGAAAATACCGTGCGCCCCCGCCAAGAAAACCGAACCACAATCGAAACCGGGTTTTTTTAATCCTGGACACCTTGAATCTGACCATCTTACCCAGGCTGTACAACGGCGACCGCGGTTTTTTCCTCTTTCCTTCTGTCAGGGGATGCAGTTCTTTGGGACCTCCGATGCGCCCCTGTTCGATGTCCGCCCTTAATTCCTTGCGGTAATGACCGCCGGCCATGGAAAACGCTTCACGTAGCGCCCAATCCGCCCGCTGGGGGGATGTTTTGACAAACCGCTTGATTTGCCGGTCGTCGATCTTGACCGAAAACATCAGTCGATCCTTCGCAATGAGATTTCAAAAACATATCCATCGTCCAGGGTAACGCCCTCGCCGGGTTCCAGCTCCCAATCATAACCGTCAAACGTGAATATATCCCCGCGCTGGGGAGTCGTGACCTCGCTGGCCATAATGGTAATGATAGCGGTGGCCGTACGCGGACCCCGAATATAGGGCTCCTGGGCAAATCCCGAACGATCCACAAAGGCTAAAACGCTGTCTAAAAGACCGCCCTTGGGCGTATAGCCGATGGATTCCGGATCCATATCAGCCCCAAACCATACGGCCATCGCTTTAGTTACGGCATCGTCAAAATCGCCCACGATTAAACTCCGAGCACATATTTCAGGTGAACCACGAACCGGCCCGCCGTCAATGCCGCCACAGCCACGGACATGGTCATGTTCCCTTTGGCCGTCATTTTGATCATGGTGGCCGCAGTGCCGACCGGCACCACGTCCAAAACCGCCGCCAGGGTAAACGACGTGATGGCCGTGGCCGCCAGGATGTCGTCCGTACCCAGCACCTTGAGCGCAACAGTGGCCGTGGCTCCGACCAATGCGGTCTTTACCTCGATAATACCGTCCATGACGATTGCGTCATCGGGCAGCACGTCGTTGTCCAGGGTGATGTCCCCGATGTCCCCGCCGTGAACCGCAAAGTCGTATTCAAACGAGGCCAGGTTGACTTTTGCTTTTTCAAGTCCTGATGTCTGCATGATAATGTTCTCCTTTTTTAAAAAAACGCCTAATAGGAATTAGGAAATAGGAATTAGGAAATAGTTTTTCTCTTTCCTCTTTTCTCTATCCTCTTTCCTTCTTTTTTTTTATGCACCATAATTCTGATAAAGGCCGCGCCATTCCATGGCTTTTGCGCCGGCATCGATTCTGACTTTGTATTCCACACCGTCCACGGTCCAGCCTTCTTTGGTCTCCATGTACGGCGCTTCTTGACCGTTTAAGAAAAAAATGATTATGGTTTTCCCTTTACGGGCGGCCAGATACCACTTCGTGGCCACGTCGTCATCGATCCTGGGTTCATAGACCCGGGTGAAATAGGTCCCGCTATAGATATTTTTCCGGGTGGCCGCCAAAGAACTGTCCGTTGCAATGGTGTTGGTGTCCGCGTATTGCAGGGTCTGGAAAAACACCTCGGAAGCACCTTCCAGGGCTTTCGGCGCGATAAAGAATTCCGGACGGATATTGAGCCGGCGGAGCCCCTTGATATCCTTCTGGGTTCCCATGGCCAGCACGCCGGCGCCGATGGTGTCAACTCCCGGCGCAGCGCCGGAACCGGAACCCACAAGATTGCCGTGGCCGGCGACAAACAATGCCAGCCCGTCGCCCATGGCTGCGTTGGCGGACAGCACCGCGTAGACCACGTCCCCGATTTTCCGGTTCGCAGCTTCCCCGTGGCTCATGGGGATTCGAGTCAATGCCCCCAGGTCATCATTGATGATGGCCTGGCGGGTGATGGCAAAAATCTTTCCATAGGTGACGATGGAATACTGCTCCTGTTCCTCGGACCTGGACCCATACTGGTATTCGCCATGCTCCGGAATTTCCTCCAGGTCGTCGCTTTCCGATATTCTCGGTGAAGAGTGTATTTTGAAATCCGACACGGACCCGGTGGCGCACCAATCCTTCCAGGTTTCCTCGCTGGTCTCAAAGCCGACAAACAGGGCCTTGTTGGCCACGTTTCCCAGGATATAAGGCAGGTCGGTGGTTTGAAGCGCACGCCCCACCATCTTTCTGGGATCCCCATCCTGTGATTTTCCGGCCAGGTACAATGCGTGGCGGGCCAGTTCTCTTAAAGAATACCCGGTGAGATCTTGGGCGCCCAGGGCCGGTTTTTCCGGCTTGAATTCCGGGCCCGACCGGATCAGCAGCGCATCGACGGCGGCCGCACGGAATTTGTCCCGCTCGTCCGCGATGGTTTCAATGGGCGTCCGGTACTGGGTGGTGTTTTCATCCTGCTTTTTGATCAGCCATGTCATTACCTTTTCACGAGCCTCATCCAGGGGCGTCCCTTCACGAACCAGATCATTGGTTTTTTCAGGGGGGTAATCAAATTTCGTGCACATGGCGTCGATGCCCCGGATCCGTTCGCGCTCTTCGCCGGTGGCCTCTTTCCGGATTTTGTCGATATCGACTTCGGGCTCTTTTTCAATTCTTTTTTGCTCCTCCTTCGGCAAATCCAGCCTCTCCAGGAACGCCCAGGCTTCGTCCTCCGTGGCCTCCTTGGAAAGCCCCCTTGCCTCCAGGAATTTTCTCGTTTTTTCATTCATGGTATTCTTCTCCTCTGTTGAAGTTGATCGTTTCTTTTTTTTGGTTTCGGTTCTGGCCTTGGCCTGTTCGTCCGCTCCGATGGGAACGATCGAAAGCTCCTTGACCCGCCACCGGGTGGTCACCAGGATCGGCCCCTCAAAGCTGCGCCCCTTGATGGTTCTGCGTTCATCTTTGGGCACCCATTCAGAGCTGATCTGACGATATCCCACGGAGAAATCGGTGAGGTGGCCCTCCCTGAGCTTGGTGAAAGGCTCTTCCGCCCCGGACACACTGGAAAAATGGACCCGTCCCGTAAGCTGGTCTTTTTCGGTTTTCATGTCCCGATAGGATCCCAATACGCTGGATGTTCCGGCCCATCGTTGGTGTGAGTCCAACAGCGGCACCTGTCTCGATTTCGGTGTCTCCAATCCATCCATCATTAAAATTTCACTGATAATGCCCCGCTCCCAGTCAAATATTTCAATCGGGTCCTCGGTGGCGCCCACGACTTCGACGCTGCGGTCCTCTATATTTAGGGTGGCCGGTGCGCCGTCCTGCATCCGCAGGCTTATGGTGCGGTAGCTCAAATCGCCGGTGTTCGCCTGGTTGCGATGGATGATTTTCTTTTTTTTCATGGTAAAAATCTCCGATTTTCAGGTTAAAGGTAAAAGGTAGAAGGCTGAAGGTAAAAGGTGAAAGGTTTTAACCTTCAGCCTTCAGCCTTCTACCTTCAGTCTTCAATCTTTCACTGTTTCAAACCACGACCTCATCCAATTTATCGATCAGATCGATAATCATGGCCTTGGTGTCGTCGTCGTTGCCGTTCAGGGCGGCCGGATTGTTGGCCAGGGCGGTGGATACTTCCTGACCGGTGAGATCGTATTCCTCGGCCAGCTCTTTGGCCATTTTGATTTCCTTGTAAATATCCTCCAGATCCCGGCCCCGGCTTTTGGCGATCTCATATGGAGATCTCAACAGGGCGTTGACCTCGTCGATCCGGGCCTTGGTCTCCCGCAACGGATCGATGCTCTCCATTCCCGGCGGCTGCCACTCGCACCGGAGGTAGGGGATCGGATTGGTAAAATAGCCCGGGAATTGGAGCCGGCCTGCCAGGACCGCGCTGTCCATAAACGGAATAAAGGTTTTCTGGGCAAAATGCCGGATGTGCCGGACGGCGATGGGTCGGAGCTGATGGGCAAAATCATTGCGGGACGTGCGGCCCGTGGAATAGTTAAACCCCTCGTAATCGCCGGACAGCAGTTCATAGGGGGCGCCGGCGGTGATTGCCACCATGCGCAGGATTAATTTGATGAACGGCGGAAAGTTGGTGCCGGGGCGCGGGTTGCTGGCGATGGTGACATCTTCGCCGGGCCGGAGATACTCGATAATGGCGTTCTGCATCTCTTCGATTTTCTGGCCGGTATCGGGATCGGTAGTCATAGTCCCCAACTGGCGGCTGAACGGATCCGGGGTCTTCACAAATGACAGGTATTTGGCGGCCATCTTCGCGGCGTCGATTTCGGCGTCCATATATTCGGACAGATCCTTGGCCACCAATATGGCCGGCGTGAACGGGGATATCCCCCGGAGCTGGCCCGGCCGTAATGTTTGAAATCCGTGGATCACCCGGTCTACCGGAATCCGGACGGACTTTCCCCAGGAATCCGGGTCGATAAGATGAAGCGCCGCCACCTGGCCGGTGGCCTTCTGATATTCAATACCCTGGGAAAATTCGTTGCCCGGGCTCATTTTCTGACTGGCGGAACCGGCGAGCCAGTCGGCCTCGTACATCTGGAGGGCAAAGGGCAGGTATCGGCTCCGGTCTTTGGAAAGGGTTTTTACAATGAGAAATTCGCCGGTCTCCGCATCCTGGCGCTTGCCCAGGTGCATCATTTCATAATAATGGAGCTTGCCGGCAATGTCGGCCTCATCGGCCCAGAAATTGAATGCGTCCTCGGTCTGTTGGATCCGCTTTTTGTCCAGCTGGTCGTCCGCTCCGCGGATCCGGCTCTGGAAAATGATCCCGGCCCCCACCGTATAGTCGGCCAGAATATTGACCGCCCGGGCAAAATAGGGAAAATCGCGAACCAATTGCCGGACCCGGGCCCGGATGGCGCCTGATGAAGCTCCAATAATGTCGTTGACATTGGAATCCACCGGCGCCCAGGGGCCGGTGAGGCGTGTGGTTTTGGCGGCGGCATATTGGGCGCTGCGGACGGTTTCCAGTTTTTTCCGAAAAAACCGGCGCCGGATTTCGCGGCCCGGAGAAAAAACGCCGATCAGCCGGTCCAGAAAAGATTCTATTCCGTCGAATCGGCTCATGATGTCCGCCCGCCCTGTTTGGCGTAGGTTCTCAGCGGCACCGTGCCGGCGACCGCGTCGGTCTGGGTCTGCATGTCGTCGATCAGATCCTTGAGGCTCTTCATGTCCACGGGATGGTACTGGATGGTTTTGCCGGCAACGGTGGCGGAGGCCACCCGGGACCCGGCGGCCAGTTTGAGATAAGCGGCTTTGAGGGAATCGATTTCAGCTTGAGTGAATGCCATAAAAAAAACCCCTATGCATAGTGGTTGCAAGTTGTGCAACAACCATATCATGGGATTTTTTGTTTTTTTTTAAACTGCCGGATTCTGCGGAACTTTACGGAAGTTTTAGGCAAGGATGCGCAAATCTGCGCAATTTTACGCTTGACAGGGGATTTTTAGGCAAAAAAAAGAGCCGCTCCGGAGAGCGACTCTTAAGGACTTGCCCAGGTCTTGAGGGGGTTAGATAATCTCGACAATATCAAAAGAAAAATGCTCCCGATCTCTACCGTCAAATTGGTCAACATAGTCTACGATCCGGCGAACAAGACAACGATTTCCCGTAGACTTCTCATGCTCATCTGCAATGTGTCGAGCAAGTTCAACCCCGGATCTTTTCCCGTCACTTACTCCGTCTTTAATGTTCCTTACGATGTTTTCCATGTTGTTTCCCCCTTTGCCCATTATGGGCGGTTGGCCAATTATAGAAATTACTATCTCGTATTGAGCAAAGCCATTTCCGTGTTCATCCTCAACATTCGGAACCAAGCTGGCTATAAATTCATCTATGGATACAAATTCACATTCATATCGCTCGTTTTCGTTGCTCGAGTTGACCATTTTGGCAACATAACCAGTCTTATAGATTTCGCTTCGTGTGTAGTCTGTGTTTCGCCGCACATTAATCTTGGCGGTTATTTCAGCCGCTTTTTCAAGAAATTTTTTCATGTTGCATCCTCCTATGTTTGCCTATAATGTAATAATTGTTTTAAAGTTTTCAAGACTTTTTTTTAAAAGATCCTTTTAAGGTTAATTTAATTTTCAATTCACTGTTTCGGAGGTCAGGATCTCATCAGGAACCTTGCCGGCCAAGTCCGCGCCGGATTCGATGAACACCCGGATCAGTTCGGCTTTTTTGCAGGATTTGAACGCACCCCGCTTTTTGAGCAGTTTTTCGAACAGAAAGGTCTGGGCCTTGGGATCCGCGAAAATTTCCAGCTTTTCCCCCAGGCCGAGCATTTCGCCGATGGTTTTCTTTTGGAGGTATTCCTCGGTGATCCGCCATTCCTTTTCCAGCTCGATGCCGAAGTGAGCCGCGATCTTTAACCGGGATTTGACATCGTACCGGTCCTGGAGAACCACCTGGATGGCGGCCTCCCGGAATGCGTCGTTGATCTGGACCATATCCATCTTGGTAATCAGGTCGAACAGGACATGATTTTTAATGGAGAAACAATAAGAGTTGTTATCGTCCTGCACCACGCTCTTTTTCCTGTACCCGCTATAAACGGCAAACCATAGGTCCAGGTCGTCGTTGGATTTGAGCAGGGAAAAAAGGGCCACCTGGGCCAGTTTCAACTCGTCATTCGAGGCCTGGATCCGGACCGGGATCTCGGTTTCATAAAATTTTTCCCGGAAATGGGTCCCGTGCCAGGGCACCCGGGGGCCGTCGCCGGGCATTTTTTTGTCGTTCTTTTCGGCTTTCTCTTGGACCCTGCTGGACCGGTAACACGCATCCTGGCCGAAACAGGCCCGCTCCTTGTAAACCGTTCCGTCCAGTTCGAGGATGGTGAGGTAGTGGGCGCACCCGCCGTTTTCCCCTTTTTTGCATTTGTCCGTGGGCTTGATCGGGTCGTATGACCAGGTGTTAAAGGAATTGTAATCTTGATTGTGGACATCGCCCTGGAACCGGAACCCGGTGGTTTTGAACTTTTTATAATAGGTGCTCTTTTTCCAATGTTTCACCAGGTGGTCATATTGCTTTCGCTTGTAACAGATCCGGTTGAGGCACCGGTGTTTTTCCGTGTCCATGCCCCAGAGGGTTTTCTGGACCTCGGAATTTTGACTGCACGTCTCGCATTTTTTCCGGTCGAACCGGGCGCCGGCCAACTGCGGGGACAGGTTGTCGATTTTCCTTTTAAGGTCTTTGACCGACGCGATGCCATCCTCCCGCCAGGACACCTCTTCCAGGACCCATTTGAAAAACTCGTTTCTCGTTTTTTTGTCTTTCAGGCGCATGAGCTGCTCCAGGTGGCCGTATTTCAGATCGTCCTTATCCCAGGCTTTCAGGATTTTTGGAGCCAGGTCCAGGACCGCCACCCGCCGGCGGATGTACCGGGCATCGATGCCGGTGCGGTCGGCCAGATCCTGGAGGGACCCGGCGCCTTTTTTGTCCAGGTAAATTTTAAAGCCCCGGGCCTCTTCCAGTTCGGTGAGGTCCTCGCGCTGGAGGTTTTCGATGGTCATGAGGTCAAAGGCGGTGTCATCGTCCATTTCCTGGACAATGGCCGGGATCCGGCAGTCGCTGTTTTCCGCCACGGCCTTGAGGGCCCGGAACCGGCGCTCGCCGAAAATGATTTCGTGCATGCCTTCGGGCGGGATCGGCCGGACCCGGATGGGTTGCAGGACCCCGTGGGCATCGATGGATTTCTTGAGCCCTTCAAATTTTATGCCGCTAAAATTGGTCCTGGAGTTCATGGGATTCGGCTGAATTCGGTCCAGCGATATTAATTGATAGGTTTCTTCTTGCATGGTTTTATCCTCTGCTGCTGTTCGATGTTTTTCATTTTAATCCTTTTTGGGTCTTCCGGGTTTTCGGCGTGGGATAGAGTTGAATTTTTCAACATCCTCTTTTTTAACCCACCAATCCCGACCCATTTTGGTTGCCGGTAGTTTTTTCCCGATTATGAGATACCGAACCCATGAAGTTGTGACCCCCAGGAGTTCGGCACATTCTTTTGTTGTGTATTGTTTCATGCCAATTAGATCTCCCTTAAATCATTTAAACACGTTTGGATCTCCGCGGTTATCATTTCCGGCAGATCGATTTCGTCAAGGATTTCAACCGCTGAATCCCGATAATAATCATCAAGCACCGTCAAAATTCTTTGCGTGATGTGCTTTGCCTTTGTGTGTAGGACTAATCTTTTTACCGCTGATGTGTCGTTGTAGTCTATCATGGTTAGACCTCCCTTTTTCCCCTTGCCCCTCCGAAGAGGGGCAGTTGATTGTTTTTGCTACCAGCCTTCTTCCTCTTCGATTCCAAGAATGTCATTCAAGCCAACAATCGCCCTGGCGATGTTGCCAACATGCCCCCAGTTTATTTCTTCGGGTGCAAATGCATTTTGGTGGTTTTCAAGATACGTCTCAAACATTTTGATTCGCCTTTTTGCTTTTTCCTGAATCTCTATATAGGCGTTAAGTGCTTTGGTGTTTTTTTCCATTTTATTTTCTCCTATGTTTGGGTTTTCTCTCATCTTGCCCTATTATAAAGCAATTATTGTGCCAGCGTGACGATTAAATAGCGAGAAAGCATAACTCCCTGTAATTGCACAGTAAAACCGATCAAGCAAAAACTAAAGGCGTGAAATAGTTGCTCAAGAATGACAATTTTCGGCACCAAAAACACCATTTTGTCACGTACGAAAAACAATAAGAAAATCACATGTTTAGAGTGCAGGAAAATACAACATGACAAACATTATACCGACCATTAAAATATTTAATACTTATTAAATAAATTTAAGGATTAAAAAACCTCAATACTATTTACAAGGCCGGAGCATCCTTGTAAACCCTTGAATAGCGGGGATTTGCGGGAAGTATTTGGAGAAGTAAAAAATCATCGTAAACCCTTTGATAGCGGGGGTTTTCAGAAAGTTGATGATGGTTGTAAAAATTGTTTTTTATCGGATTTTTTCTTTTTTAATTTTTTTTTTGGTTGAAGATTTTTCCTCCTTTTTTCGGATTTTAGGTCCGGTTATCATTTTGCGGCGCCAGTCATCGATAGCTGTTTTGTCGCTTTCCCATATACCGCCATCCATCTTGTTTGCCGGAAAATCCAAATTCCGAATCCAGTCCAAAACGGTGGCCTCGCTTCGGTTGACATATGCGCCGATTTCCTTCATGCCCTGCAATGCGGTTGATGATCTTTTGACCATTTTTCAATCTCCTTTTACCATCGGGTTTCTTTTGGTTTTTTCTTTTTGGGTTTGCCGGGTTCTTGTTTTTTTTCTTTGGGCCAGAACATCATCCCCAGAATCTCGTGGGCCACCAGGCAGAGGGATGCGCAGTCCCACAAATGATTATCCTCGCCGTCCGGGCAGTCCCAGACGCCTTGCTCGTTGACGAACTCGGCGGTCATGTGCCGGGCCCAGTCGGATGAAAATTCATTGTTTTCGTGCCAGGCCCCGGGATCGGACGGGGCGATCTCCAGGAGGCCGGAGAGTTCGTCCTTGAAATACTGGGTGTTGACGTTGATCCCCTTGAGCCCGCCGGGGATCTGTTTTTTGGTCCCGGGAAAATATTCCAGATTGGTCCAGGTATATTTGGTGGCCATGCGCTGCCGGCCGAACGATGGAAAAATCCGGCCCCGGTGTTTGAGACAGAACGTATAGACCTCGGAGGTTCGGTGCCCTAGGGCGTCCTGGACCACCATGGCCATGGCGTACGGGTTGCCCTCCGCGTCCATGTAGGTGTCCTGCCAGAGGACCCGTTCCAGGGCTCCGAAGGTGGTGACGTACCCTTCCCGGATCCCCCAGCTCTCCTTGACCAGCTCCGGGCCGCCGTATCCGAACGCCCGGATTCGGTACCAGAACCCATAGTCCTGGGTATCCACCCCGGCCACCAGCCCGGCCACCACATTGTCCCCGGGCACCCGCCCCAGGGGCCGGTCGTCCCGGAGCATCAGAATCCGGTCTTCGCTCCGTTCTTTTTGGGTAATCTTCCAGGGTTCTGCTGCATATCCGTTCTGGAAATCCTTCAGGGCGGTCTTTTGGGGGGATGTGTCATGGATGCCTTTGAGAAACGCCGCCGCGCACTCGCTCAGGGTCACGAACGGCGATATCCAGGCCGGCATATGAAAGCCGATGGCCTTGGGGTTGAATTCTTTCAAATAGGCGAACAGTTCGACATCCCCGGTCCTGGATCGGTATTCCCCGTGCCGGACCGCCAGATCCCGGAGCGGGTTCAGTCCGTCCATGTCGTCCCATGTTGCATCGCATTCCAGGCATACATAAAAGGCGGCCTGATCCCGGTGGATCGTTTTGGGATCCGCAGCCGAACCCCCGGGCCATTTGATTTGTTTGAAATCCATTTTATAGGCCGAACCGCAGTCCGGACACCGGACCCAATAATCGAAAACGACCTCTGCATCTTCGTTGAGCCCCTTGGAGATCCCCACGCCTTCGATGGTGGGGGACGACAGTCGCCAGAGTTTCCGCTTGTTCGGAAAATTGCGCATCCGTTTGCGGACCAGCTCCACCGGACCGGTTTCTTTTTTCCCCACCGTGACCGGGTTTTTGTTCTCCTCGTCGACAATCCCATAGGGCAGGGGCCGCTGGGACAGCCGGGCCGCGGACGTGGCCCAGGCAAAATAAATCTTGAGGTGCTGGAGCTTGATCCGCATGGTGGCCAGATCGTCCATATCCCCGGTAAGGTAGGACCGGAGCCGGGGCGAATCTTGGAGCATGGGCCGGATCCGGTCCTTGGAAAAGGTGCCGGCCTCTTTTTCGTCGGGAAACACAATCAAAACATTTCCAGGTGCCCGGTCTATGATATATCCCAGGCAGTTGGCCGCGCCCTGGGATTTTCCTCCCTGGGGCACCGCGCACACGATGATCTCCTCCACCGACGGGTAAAACGACGCGTCCATGATCCCGGTGAGATACTGGGCCGTGATGTTTTTCCAGGGTCCGGGGCGGGGCGAATCCTCGGGGAGAACGATGTGCCGCTCGGCCCAGACCGATGGCCGGATTTTGGATTTCCGGATGAGGATTTTCTTGTCTCCGGGCGAAAACGACACGGTGATGTGGTGCCGCGCCTGCAGCTCCTCCATGGACCAGGCCGGCAGCCATGCCGGATCGATGGAGATGGGCATCTCCAGGTGATGGGTAATGGGTAATGGGTTCATGGTTTATAAAAAATGCCTAAAATGATCTAAAGTGCCTAAAATGTCTAACTTTCGGCTTTTTCATAGATTTCGTTTTTTGATTAAATGCGATAATAACACCCTTCGCCAGCAGCCAGGCATTGCGTGCAATCGCTGTTCCGTGTCTCTCCCCTTTCTGTAATGCACCACCATCCCGAGCATCGAGAGCGCACCCTACCTGTAAAAATCATTTGAGCATATCCGGCATCAAAATCAGGACAGGCCGTCATTTTTCCCGATTCTATTGATAGTTTTAATGCTTCATCCATATCGTCAATAGTCAGCCCAATATGCAATGTGTCGTGGTGCGGTACTTTCATCCACAATTTTTTATTGCGGGTAAACCCGTATTGAGGGATTCCCTTGCGATGTAACCCCACAATTACCTCAGCTACTTTATCGGTCAGTTCTGGCAGACAATCGCCCCATGTCC